TCAACTATGCCTTACTCAACCACTGGCTCCAACACTGAGCTACAAGCTGTTAATCAGATCCTGGCGTCAGTTGGTCAGGCTCCTGTAAACTCGTTAACAACTGAAGAAACATTTGTGTTAGAGAAAACTGACACTTTTGTCGGTTCTATTTCTGGTACTACGTTGACTACAGAAGAAGCTGACATTCCAGTTGGTACCTATATCTCAGGTACTGGTGTAACTGCAAACACATCAATTGCTACTGCAGGTGTTGCTCAAGGTACTACCCCTGAAACCTATGACTACACTGTTAACATCTCTCAAACCGTAGCTAGTACTACTCTGCTTAAATCAATTGTTTCTTACAAAGTTGAAACTCAAACCAACCCGGACGTTGCGATTGCTTACAACACTTTACAGGAAGTGTCACGTGAGGTACAATCAGAAGGCTGGTCATTCAATACTGAACGAAACTACGATCAGTTCCAACCCGATGCTTCTACACGTAAAATCCCCATTCCTAACAACGTGATCCAAATGGATCTCAGTGAGGATTATGTCTCAAACCTTGGACGGAATACTGTAAACCGTGCTGGTTATGTTTACGACACCATTGCTCACACTGATGTGTGGACAACGGACGAAACACTTTATTTCGATGTAGTGTGGGAATTGGATTATAAAGATCTACCCCAACCTATCCAGGCTTACATCGTAGCACGTGCTGCAGCTATTGTCTCTAGTAGAGTTATTGGTGATACCAATCAATATCAAATGCTGCAACAGAAAGAAGCGTACACAAGAGCAATGGCTTTAGAGTATGACTGCAATCAAGGTGATCATAGTATCTTTGGTGCACCTGAAAATGGTAATTACTACAAGTCCTACAGTCCTTTTAATGCACTGATCCGATAATGCCAGCAGTAACTCAACTGACACCTAATTTTCTTGGTGGTGTCTCAAAACAAAATGATGACAAAAAACTACAGGGTCAGGTAACTGAGTGTATTAACGGCTATCCTGATCCTACTTACGGTCTGCTAAAAAGACCGGGTATGAAGTTTATTGATAAACTGAAAGACTCAGGTGGTAGTCCTTTTAATCAAGCTGCATTAGACGGTGCAGTGTGGTTCTCTTTGGACCGTGGTACTGCTACGTCTTACGTTGGTGCTATTAAAGGTACTAACGTTTATGTGTGGACTGCAGACGGTACGTGGTGTACTGTTACAAATACTGGTACAGGTTATCTGACTGGCACCACTGCTGCTGATTACCATTTCCGTAGCATTCAAGATACTACGATTATTACTAATCGAAAAATAAACACTGCTGTAACTACAGCTGGTACGTTTGTTGCCAACTCAGTTGCTACTATTAAACTGCTTACTCTTACCGACGGTTCGGACTATTTTGTCACCCTTCAAGGTATTGAGTCTACTTCTACAGCACAGTCTACAACTACGTTTGATGATATGCTGCTCTACGATAGTAGTAGTATTAATACTAATCACCACCTTGTAGATGATATTGTTAAAACAATTACTGACCAACAAACCGCAAGTAATGCAGACTTTGATGGTACGTGGTGTATTGAAGGTTACACTAACAGCCTTGTAATTAAAAGATTTGACACTGTTACCAATCAAGTTCTAACTGATTACGAACACGCTGACGGTACGTTTACTGATGATGGTACGCCTTTGGCATTTACTATTACTGGTAAAGGCGGTATCGGTAATGATGCACTGGAGATATTTCAGGATGCTGTAGTCAATGTTACTAAACTACCTGCTGAATCTTTCCACGGTCACCACGTTGAAATCCTTAACAGTGATGGTGGTGCTGATAACTATTACGTTGAATACATCGCCTATGATGGTCAGTATGGGCGTGGTTACTACGAAGAAACAGTAGCACGAAATGTGTCTACTGGGTTCGATGCTGCTACCATGCCGCATGAACTGGCTAACACTGGTGAAACTACTTTTACTTTTGGTCCTATTAGTTGGAAATCGAGAGAAGCTGGGGATGATGATACTAGCCCTATACCTGCTTTTATTGGGGATCCTATTACTTCTACTTTCTTTTATAATAACCGACTCGGCGTCCTTTCCACGGATAACATTAATTTCAGTGTTGCTAACGATCCCTATAACTTCTTTGTTAAGTCAGCTCTTACACAGATTGACTCGGATCCTATAGACCTGAACGTGGCTAGCGTTAGACCTGTTACTTTGACTGACGTTTTGCCGTCTCCTCAAGGTTTGCTGGTGTTTTCTGAGCGGCAACAGTTCCAAGTGTTTACCACTGATGGAAGCACTCTTACCCCTACGTCTACCATTGTCCGAAGCATCTCTAACTATGAGATGGATCCTGACATCTCCCCAGTGGACGTTGGTACAAGTACTATTTTTGTAAGTAAAGTACCTAGTTACAGTAAAGTATTTAGTCTTCAACTACAAGACGTTGAAACTAATCCGATCGTTGTTGACATCAGTAAAGCAGTTCTTGAGTGGATTCCAGATACCGTTGACAATCTAATTGTTAGCCCACAGAACTCTTTGGTTGTGTTGGTTGACCGTGGTTCATCTTATATGTACCTGTTTAGGTTCTATAACAACGGAGAAAAGAATCTTTTCCAAGCGTGGACTAAGTGGCAATTGACTGGAACAATCCAATCTGCCAGCATCCTTAACGATGATATTGTCGTAGTAACTCAACATGAAGATGAGTACACGTTACAGAGCATTACTATTGACGAGATTCCTACAGGATCCGTCACTGCAACTGCTTCTAGCACTGATGGTAACTCGTGCTTAGATTTTGCTACACGTCCAGTTGATCCTGGTTCAGGTTCTGCTGTTGTGTATGACTCAGGTGATGACGTTACAAAAATCTATGTTCCTTACACTCCTATCTCTACACAAGAAGCTACTATTCTGATTGCTAAACCTTCTACTGATGAAGGGTATTCTGTTAAAGGAAGACCTAAAGTAGAAAGTGGTACAGGATACAATTACTTTGAAGTAGATAAAGACTTCACTGGGTTGGCTGATGGTATTGTTATTGGATACGGTTATGATTTTGAAGTAACTCTACCTACCTTCTATTTTAGACGGAGTGAGACAGAGACTGATTTTACTGCTGTTCTTACCATTGCCCGAGTTAGAGTATCTGCAGGTCGAACAGGTGCGCTTACCTTTAAAACTCGTGTGGGAAGTTCTAAAGAATGGATTGAAGTCAAAGAAGTTACCACTGTTAATGACTACGCAGCAACTGGTAATCCAGTAAAAGCTGAGTATCAATTCATTGTTCCCATCCACCAACGTAACACTAATTTTGAACTTAAAGTGACAAGTAATTTTCCGTACCCTGTATCGTTGGTGTCGATGATGTGGGAAGGCAACTATTCACCACGATTCTATAGGAGGACTTAAGTATGGCAGCATCACAGGTATCCGATGCCGCAAAGGCATTTGGAGGTATCGGCGCAGGTTTTTCTGTTATCGGTGGTGTTGTTGGTGCCTTCCAAGCAAGTGCAAATAACTCTAGAGCCGCTCAAGCAAGAAACCAGGCCCTTGAAGCATCCAGGCAGAAAGCCAACATGACCAACGCATATAACCTGGAAAGGTTTAATGCTGAGGTAAATGATTACATTGCTGCACGTCAGTATCAATTCGACACTGCTGTTAAACAGTGGCAGTACGATACTGAACTACAAGATTATCGCTATCTTCAAGAAACTAAAAAATATCAAGGTTCTGTTGATAATTATCAAAAACAGATTACCTTTAATGACATTGGTGCTCGGATGGCTTACGAGTCACAGCAAGCACAGTTTAACGAATTGCTAGCGTCCGCTGCATTTGAAGGTGAAGGTGCTCTTATTGAACAGCTACAAGCAGAAGGTAGAGCCTCACTACGGCAGGCTGGTGGTTCACGTACCAAAGCTATTCAATCTACTCTTGCAGAACAAGGCAGAAATGCAGCTATTTTAAGCGCAAGTCTAGTCAGCGGTCGCCGTGAGTATGATCGTGGTATGCGTGATGTTAGCCTGCAACGCTACGGTGCTGATATGCAAGCTGCAGCTAACCTTATGATTGAACCTGAACGGCTGCCTGAACTGGTTAAACCTACTATGGGTCCGGCACGTACCTTTGTCGCACCAATGATGGTCATGCCTGAAGCTGTTCCCCCTGCTCAAAAAACCAATCCTCTTATGCCTCTCATTAGCGGCGTTGCTAGTGGTGCTATGGGTCTTGGTGGTATCTTGTAACAAATTATGGCACGACGACAATACACCCCCGGTACAAAAGCTAGGGGTTTTAATGCAGTTCAAGTCAGCAACGCTAACCTTGCTCAATTAGAAGCAGCGGGCAACCGTGTCTTACAAAACATGCAGGCTCAGCGGAATGCTGATTTAGAAAATAGGCGGCGGACTTTTGATGCAATGCAGTCCAATGCCAACTACACACAAAATGCTCTGGATCGTAATTTCCAGATCGCTTCTAATAACGAAACTGAGCGACAGAAACAGATTCAGTATGACGAAGCTGAAAGGCAGCGGCGGTTCGAACAAGCTAGTTCTGGTGCTGCTCAAATTTTCAAAAGTTTAGCTACTCTTAGCTTTACTGCTGGTCAAAAATTTAAGGCATTAGGAAAGGAAGAGGACGAACAAAATTATAAAAAAGGTTTGTATGAAGGTCTAGCTACTGGCGGGTCTATGACCCAAGAGAAGCTTCTATTTCTATCTAAGCTGAACGACCAAGATGCCTTGTCTTCGTTGCTAGAAAATAACGCTGCTTTAGCAAAAGAAAAGG